GGTCCGTCGCGGGGATGCGCTCGGACTGCATCGTGTGGACGATGCTTCCGATATAAGCCTCGCGCTTCCTGATCATCTTCCTCGTCGCCTTGTCCGTGACCGAGTACGGGAATCGGGCGCCGCAGTCGGGACAGCAGATCGATTTGATGAGGATCAAGTCCCCGTCGACCTTCCGCTTGTCCTCGGCCATCTGGTAGTCACCGGTCTTGGTCAGGTCCGCACCGCAGATGTCACAAGTGATAATCTGTCCGTATTTCACAGCTTTGCCTCCTTGCCGGCGAGCAGCTCTCCTGCGATCGCCGCGTAGCCTGCGATATCAACAAAATGATCTATGCTCGTCTGCCCACCGTTCTTTGCCCGGCTTACCTTGAGCAGCACCATCATGAGCGCCACGTCGTATGGCTTGATCGGTGCCTTGAGCTGTCTCTCAAGGTACGCGCTCCAAAGGTCCGCCGTCGCCTGCAGATTAACAGCCGGGCTTCCGTACTCATCCTCGCGGTCACCGTGGATGATCCGTTCCGCCTCGCGAAGGATCTGCGCCCGCATGGACGGCACCGGGTCGTCCGGTTCCTCATCCGATGGACTCTCGTCCGTTCCCAGCGCCGACTGCAGAAGGTCCTGCATTTGGATTCCGAAGCATGCGGCGATCGCCTCGTACTGCCCGTAATCGAATATTCTTGAATTCCGATAGAACAGGCATCTCAGCTCGTCCTCGTCGATTCCGGACCGCTGCGCCAGCTCCGCGAGCTCGGTCACGTCTGCGATCTTGGTCCAGATTTCGATTAGTCTGTCGTTGATCAGTCCGCACTCCTTCGTGCTGAGCGTGCGTCGTTTCTCTTCACTCATCAGTGGCCTCCTCTCCGTGTATCCGTGACAGGTTGATCTTGCCGCGCATGATGATCATGCCGAGCTGACCGATGTCGTGTTTCCTTCCAGCTTCATAAGCGTCGCGGCAGCGGGAGTCCAGTTCGATCTCCGAATCGATCGCCTCGTTCGTGTGCTGCGTTTTGATAGCCTGCACCTGCTTCTCGGTGATCTTGTACCCGTTACTGACGATGGTCCCCAGGATATCATTTATCGTTCTTCGCAGCATTGGTCGTTCCTCCGCGCTTCTTCGATGCGGTTGCCGGCAGAGCTGCGGTGCGGAGCTTATTCTCGGCTTCCAGCGCCGCGTTCAGCTCGTCCTCTTTGTCCTTCGCGACGACGAAGTTATCAGCATTTGTCGTGATAACCCACAGCGCTCCGCTTGGCTTTACCTCAACGCTCACGACCTGGTCTGTGTTTACTGTTACCTTTTCATTGATTTTAACAAACATTTTTACCCTCCTGTCAGTATCGTTTATCCTTGTTTTTGCATTTGCTGAAATCCACCACGAGATCTCTCGAATCGAGATCGATCGCGGTTCCGGTCTTCTCCTGCAGCAGCGCCACAAGCTCCTCGATCGAGGTGCCGCCCGCTTCCGGGCCTTTGCCGATCGCCATGATGTAGTGCAGGTACGAATCGAAGAAGTCCGGGAGTCGCTTTCTTCCTCCGAATCCGAACTCACCCCAGAGCGCAGCCATTGCGATCACAAGGGCCATCTTGTACGATACGTTGATCGCTTCCTGGTGATCCTTCTCCCACTCCGCGCTAGTGTACAGGATTGACTGGTGCCGGCGCCTTCTTGCTCGAAGCTCCGCATCCAGCGCCTTCACCGGATCCCGACCTTCATCCTGCGCCTTCTTCGCTATGTCATACGCGAAACCGAGACCCTGCATCCGGTATTCCAGCATTTGATCTCTTTTGCTCATTTACGTTCCTCCGTGGCGGCCCTGGGTGCGGGGCCGCCATTGTTCCTTGTGCCTTATCGCTTATTCTTGTGCCTTATCGCTTATTCTTCGACTTCCTCGTTCAGGTAGTGATAATATCCGTTTCGCCACTCCTTTTTGAGCTTACCGTCTGGCCCGATTCCGTTCCTCTTACAGTAGCGCTCCACAGGGCAGTAGTCGCAGTCGTCGGTGTCGTCGCACAGCTCCTGGGAGAGCTCATCGATGCCCATCTGTTTTAAACGTTCAATCCTCAGCATCCGTCCGCCTCCTACTGCACCTTGCCGTCCCCGGAGAATCCGATGAAGTCCGCGATGCCGACGCTCCCGTTCTTGCACTCGTGGAGCCGCTGCATCTTAAGGATGAACGGTCTCTGCCTGGCTTCCCCGGTGTTAGCGATCTGGGCAGTCAGCTCCACCGCTATCTCCTTATGCGCGACCACGTACCCTGTCTCGAAGCGCTTGTGGCACATTCGGCATTTATAAATCGCATGCATCCGATCAGTCCTCCTTGTTCATCCTTCTGTCCGCGTCGCCGGCGACCTTCATCGCTGCGTAGATGAATAATGCGTCAATCCCTAAAATGATAGCCAGCAGCATTTCCCGTCCCTCACACGATCATGATGTAAAAGTCGCTGTATCCGCCTGCGGCCATCGCGATCGGTTTGCTGCGTGCCCCGGGCGCGGTATAGAACCTGAAGACGGCGCGGCCGTTCGCGTCGGTGCGGACCTTCTTGATCGTCCACCGCTGGCATGGGGAGCTGAAGTTCTCATAGCAAGGGTCGAATGATCCGTATATCTCTGACTGTCTGTAAAAACCGTTTGATGTGTACGTAACGACACGACCCATGTTCTCATTGCTCCAATACGGCAGCGGATCCGTGTTGCCGATGCTGTATGTCGGTGCGACAACTGAATAAAATATCCCGTCAATAAGCTGCTGTTCGCGGTTATCGATCCACCAGACCGCGTGCTTTTTCTCGGCCGTTTTCGCGTCGTATTTGATTAAGGTCATCCATCCGTTCGCGTCCGGTGCCGCCACGCGTCCGCCGATCTTCGTTGTGCTGGATTTCGGGAAATCAGCAGCCTCCAGCACGTACCGGTGATCCATCGTAATGTCTGAAATATTCTTCACGTATCTCGGGGCTGCGTCCGTGTTGACCGCGCAGGCCAGCCCCATGAGAATGATAACGATCGCAGTAAAAATGGTTGTAAGTGTTTTTTTCATAATCTGTTCTCCTTTTCTTTTATTTTTTTGCCTCGCAGCTGCACCCCGCACTCCGGGCAATAATTGAGCTCGTATCCTATGCCACGGTTCCGGTAGTCCGTTATTCTGCCGGCATGCCGCTTCGACCTCACCTTCGGGTTCCATGATCGAATAACAAGCGCTACTTTGTATTCTTCCTTCGTATCCTTGTCCATGGATTTGACCTGCTTCCAGGTGCGGAGGGAATCGCAGAACTTACACATTGTGCTTTCCTCTCATATGCGCCCCACAGTCAGGACAGAAGTTCGTCTCTGACAATTTGATGCATCCGCACTCCGAACAGATCCTAAACTGTTGAAAAACCGGTGGGCAATCGTCTGTCTCGTCCTTCTTCCAATATCCTTCTTTCGGTCCCGCCTCTTTGACCGCTTCCTGAAACCGAGGAAGGGATATGTACTGCTTGCCGTCGATCCACACGTGATCCTTGTCCCCGAAGCTGACCTTGTGATTAAGACGTATGCTCTGAAACAAATCATACGTCACAAGATGCAAATCTCGCTTCTTGCAGTAGTCGAGAACCTGCTCGTCTGTCGGTTCTTGCTGTACGGTCGGCTTCTTAATTACAAGCCCGGCGGCATAACCAAGCCAGAAAGAGCCGAACTTATCACCTTCCTCAATGGCTTTTTTCGAGTCGCGCTTGATATCATCCATCAACGCATCTGCATCAATCGGTCTCATCCTGCTCATCCCTCCATTTCTTCACCATTACGGAAATATGTGCCGCCGCCAGATTTACAAATTCATTATCGAGACTTTTTAGCCACTCGATATATTCCTCAATCCACGACAACGGAATTGACGGTTCGGGCTGTGCGGGTGGCAGTTTTTTTATTGAATTTTCGCAATCATCGATTGCCTCATTGTACTCTTCCGAAAAACGACCTCGCCAACTATTTATTGCATCAATCGCCGCCTGTCGGCTGATTAAATCGTCCATAACGCACCTTTTACCTTTCTCTTAATCTCGTGGCAAACCCTAACGAGACCGTCCACCTGCTTACACACCTTTTCTTCCCTTTTCATTGCCGCAAGGAATATTCTCTGTTCTTTGTCTGTAAGCGGTTCTGGCTGTGCGGATGGTAGTTCCCTCAAATCTCTTCGCAACTGTAATATCTCCGTAGTCAATTCCATCGGAACATCATCGAATCTTTTATCAAGCGCATCAATCGCCGCCTGTCGGCTGACGGTGTCTGAACTGTTCGGAATTTCCGAATTGTTCCTGACATTTGTGTCGGTCGCAACGGGCTGTACGGTAGGCTCTGTGGCAAGTAAGTTTTTGAGTGTTCCAATAAACCCTGATTCTGTACCTTCTTCAACGTACCAACCACCGCATTTCTCTATCAGCGCATCTGCATCAATCGGTCTCATCGGTTCTCCTTTCCCAGACACCATCATCCGAAGGATAAGTGTCATATTCCCGGTCAAGCCACGCCAACTTACACCTGATGCATCCTGCTTTATACTCCCTAGTGTCGTATTCGTTTCCCTCATGTTCGTTTAGGCAATCGCTATAGCCAAAATAGGGGCAGTTAATGTTGTACTCAGCCATCGACTCATAAGAAGCACCACCATCATCTATTGCATCTGCGAGAACAGCTACCAGATAATCTCTGTTAGTAGGATGCTCCTCATCATATGTGTAAGTTATTGTTCTCATCGGTTCTCCTTTCCAATTCATTTTTTGCCCAAACTCCTATCTCGTTGCATTTGCGTATGGTTTCGTTGATGTCATGCGTCATGGATATAACCACGTATAGACTAATCAGAATGATCGCCACGCCAGCGATAGCAAAGATTATAATGTCCAAATCACTCATTCGGTTTTCCTTTCCTCCGGAATCTCTTCAAAATAGTCGCACAGCCCTGTCTCATCTTCACAACAGATACTCATATCATGGCAATTCTGCATCGAAAGATAGCAGTCGTTGCAGCTATAGCCTTTGGATTCAGCTTCCCACTTCATTTGTCGGTTCTCCTTTCCCAGACACCATCATCCGAAGGATATGTGTCATACTCTCTGTCAAGCCACGCTAATTTGCATTTGACGCAACCTTCTCTGTACTCTCTGGAGCCGTGTTTGTTGCCCTCGTGTTCGTTTAAACAATCACCTAGACAGTAATAGGGGCACTCTATATTGTATTCAGCCACCGACTCATAAGAAGCACCACCATCATCTATTGCATCTGCGAAAACAGCTACCAGATAATCTCTGTTTGTGGGATGCTCCTCATCATACGTATAAGTTATTGTTCTCATCGGTTCTCCTTTCAGGTACCTTTACTTGCACGCCTGTCCGCTCCGTAAGATTTTGTAAGCACTCGGGGCATATCCAAAAGCTGTGCTCATGAGCCTGTAGTGTCTTGCAAATCTTTTTTGTTCTGGCGCTCTGATAATTCCTCGTCACATATCGAAATTCCCATTTAGCACCTGTGCCGTGGCAAATACTACAAACGCAGTTATCTTGCGTCAGAAACCTAAATGAAAAATCGTGTGACGTTCGCTTGTACTCAGCACCGTAATCGTCAACACCTTGCGTGATCATTCATTCCACCTCTCTTGGATTTCTTCGTAGTAGTCGCATAATTCCGGAACGCAAATGTCGCCATCATCATCAAAGTTGCATATCGGGCAACTTTCTAAGTTGTCTGGATGTGTTCTGATGTACTGACACCGCGCATTATGGGGGAGTACATGGAATTCGACTCCATCAGCTGTGCAGTATTGCATCACTCATCCTCGCTCCCTTCTTCCGGCTCGTACTTACTACCGTATACGTAGCTGCTACACGGATATGCGTGAATCCACACATCCACTCGTTCATGGTTCTCACCGTCCTTCTCAATTAGTTGCATATACCGCAATTACTTTCTTCCAGTACGGTTCAAGCTTTACTATCTCTGCCTTAATAGCAGCGTCATACTCTGATTCCGGTTTATCGTGGTACTTTTCGTAAAGATTGTCCTCGATAATTTCTTCGAGTCTGTCTCGATCCGTAATGACCATGTCACCATAGTCGTAGTATTCGCAATCGAGAATCTCCTTGATTTTAACCGAAATCTTAGAACAGTACGTCCATGCTCCGTTATCGGTAACAGAGCTTTCATCCGCCAAAATCACAATCGGCAAATCGGGATTCTCTAAAATGAACCGTCTTAGCTCGTCTGTTTTGCAATCTAAACCTAACCGTTTTAATTCACTCATGGTTCTCACCTTCCTTCAATTCATGGTCGTGCCGCCCCACATACGGATGTTTCTCATTTTCCCACGGAACGTGATGCCCCGGATTATATTTGTCATTGAGACGCTTTAATTCAAGGTCATAATCTTTATACATGATATGCATCAGACTCCTTGCATCACCGTTAAGCCCGTGGTATACGTCCGGTCCCTTATAGCGATATGACAATGCCCTTTCCATGGCGATCATCCAGAGTTCAATTTCGGGTTGCAATCCATTGATGAAATGTGCAAGTTGCCCATCGGTCATCTGCCTAATATATTCAATATACGTCATGCTGGTTCTCACCGTCCTTTTGGCATTTCTATGTATTCATATTCCGGTGAACGAGCAGCCCCTTCTGGGAGTTCATCAAAAAGCCAAACAGGGACACTCCGCTTGCTCTCTTCTTTGAATTCCAACCACCATCCTGCGCACCTTTCGTTATTTTCGTTCCAACCTACACGGTATCTGACGAAGGCATTTCTTATCCGGATGCAATATGGCTCTTTTGCGTACGGTTTCTCGAGTTCGAGCTTTGCCATTTCGCTGGCTTGGTCTTTTGTGAATTTTTCTTTCGATACTGCGTATCCATACCAGTCTCCGAAAAAATAACCATCAGAGAATTTACTCATTCCGTTCACCTTCTCTTTTGTTCCAGGCTTCCGCAGCGGCTTCCTCCGTCAGATAGCATTTCGACGTCGGATCCGGATTCGGGCACCGGAAGTTCATGCACTCGACTGTGTAAAGATTGACCGTAGAGCCGACAATCGGGTGAATTGCGATCGTTGCCTCACTGCCGCAGTGCGGACAGGGTTTCAGTTTAATCTCCGCCATCTGCACCACCATCTCTTTTGTTCCAGGCTTCCGTCGCTTCATCCTCTGATGAGCATCTTCCCGACATTGCAAAACAGCGCGTGCATAAAATCAGGTACTTATACGCACTACCATGATCCCCTGAATCGTATTCGTATTTAATGCCATATGGCTCCCCACCGCAGAACGGGCAGGGCTTCAGTTTAATCTCCATGGTTCTCACCGTCCCTCTCTATCCCGTATGTCTCGTACAATTCCGTTTTCGCCTCATCAATCGCCGCGTCGATCGTGCGCTTGATACGGACGCCCCTGTTGCCGCCGAGCCATTTCTTTTTAAATTTCGCTTTGGCTTCCAGATACGTTTCCTTGCCCGTATCACCCGAATAATACCAATCGAACTCGTGGAGCAGGTCAAGCACATCCCATACGAGTTCGGACAATTCTCTGTCCTCTAAGACGTTTGTGGGCTTGTCCGTCCATCCGAAGATTTCATCTTTAAGTCTGCTGTCGAGATATTCGAAATGCCCACCACTCATGCATCCTCACCTGCCCTTCGATTCCATGCATCAACCACATCCTTTTTCAGTTTTCCGACTGGCCCGGTCATAATGCACTCTGTACATTCAATGTATCCCCACCATTCCCCGTCTGACTGATAACGGTCAAAATGTAGCGTATCTGTCCTTCCGCAGAACGGGCAGGGCTTTAATTCTTCGCTCATTCCTCCGCCTCGCTCTCCTCGTTTTCGAAGAATAAAACCGTACACCACTGTTCGGCCTTCTGCGTTTTCTTATTTATGCATTCAATGATGAACCCATTTTCGCCTTCCCGCCTGTCCGCCATCGTCAGGTAGTAATCATCGCTGTTCATGTCGTACTGCAATCTGAGATAAGCATGACCGTACGCTTCTTCCGCGTTGTCACAGATCGCGATGCATTCCATGTAACCGGTATCAATTTCAAAAATGACCACGAACTTTGACGTCTGATTCTGCTTCCGTTCACTTCCGCCTGCTTTCGGTACTTCCGGTGCTGCCTTCAGCATCCGAATGAAATCACCGATCGTCAGCGGAGGCAGCTCCTCAGCGTTCTCGTTGTATTCATCTAAACGACGAATGATCGGTTCCGCATCAATTATCTTCATCGATTGCGTCCTCCAGTACCGCTTTCAGAATCTTGCAGGTGACGAGCGCCTTGTCGCCGATGTCCTTCATGCTGGCTTCCGGTCTGTGTCTGAATTCCACGAGCTCAGTGATGTCGCCGAGCAGCGCATAGATGCAGTTCTCGTACTGCTCGAGGTTTGCGCGGCACACCGCGTCGTGGTTGGACTCTCCGACCGGTTTGATGCTTCCGAGCAGCTTT